ACGCCCTGCCAATACCAATAGCGAGGCAGTTGTCCTTGCCAGCGCTTGTTGTAAGTTTTGAGTTCGTAGACCTGCGACCCAGCCATCCCGTCTATCGTGGATAGCAGACGCACACCAGGCTCCTCATAACAGAACAGTTCTTGCGGTTCGGTGATTGTCACCCCAAGGATTTCACCTGCCCATCGGAGCAGTGGTTCTTCGAGGATGGTGCCGCGACGCATCGCATCGTTCTGCTCCTTGGGTTCCGGTGGCTGCTTGGCGAGCAGCTCGACTGCTAGGTCAGCCATGCTGGTGTACTTGTGTTCACCGTGTACGGCTGCTGCGACTGAGGCGGTGACCCGCTTCTCGCCTTTCTCGTTCGCCCAACGAACGTTCAACCAGTCTTGGCTGCCGTGCGCAGGCTTAGGTGTCGTGTAATGGTTCCGCATTGATGTCTCCTTTCGACGCGGTAAGTAAACCCTATCGGTGTAACAGGGTTAGATCAAGTCATCATCCTTATAGGACGGTTGTTCCAACATCGTGATTTCTCGCACCATGCCAGTCGGTATGTGCACAGGCATCCCAACGGTCTGCATGTCGTCGGCCTCGTCAGGGAAGTAGCTGTTCACCAGCGTTAGATACCCTTTCAAACAGTCAGGCCAAAGATACCCAACGGTAACAACCAACGCTTTCGTTGGCTTATAGTGGGCGATGTCAGTCCAACCGTTCTCACCATCGAACGCGTCCTCCCATAGGACAGAGACGAGCGCCCACGGGCATTTCATTACGCAAGCCACACGTTGTATTCGGATGTCACCCTGCCCTTCACAGGGTCAACGAAATGAAGTCGCTGTGACGGGTTGGATGTGGCGGCAATGAACTCTCGGGCGTACTCGTTGTGTGACTCGGGTGATCCGGTGACGAACACGCGTCCACCGTTAGCCATCGTCAACGTCATCGGGGTATGGAAATGACCCATGTACACATCGAAGAACGGTTCAACGACTCCTGTTGACCAGGCGTTTGCTTTACGCAGGATGCCGAACGCTGGGGTGTTCCCACCGAACGACTTGATTTCATCTCCGTGGACGAGCAGTGCTTTGTATGCGCCGATGGTGACGATCTGATACCAGTCATCGGACTGCTGCCATGTCACGTTCTTCAAGCCGCTGGTGCGGTCTTGGGTGATGCGGTACGCCATGCGATCAATGTTGTCGCCGTACGGCATGTCGCCTTTCCTGCCGATGCGACCGTGGTTGCCGAACTCGCAGACGACATGCACCTTCTCAAAGAACCCAGCGAATGACGCGACCATTGACTCCATAATCCGCACCGTTTCAAACAACTGTTCAAACAGGTGGGCTTCCACCTCGTACGCTTGTCCTGGGAAGATGCCGATGCCTTCCACCATGTCGCCACCGAACATCAAGGTGGCCTGCTTCACAGGGTGATGTGCCCGCTGGATCGCAGTCAACTCCATCACCTTCTCCGTGAACAACGACATCCGTTTACTGAGCGTCTCAATACCGAAAGACACGGTGCGCTTGCCGAGCTGCCAGTCGGTTGCGTGAATCAACGCCACCTCAGGTTTCGTCGAACGCGTATCCTTCTTCGGTGGCACCACTTTCGGGCGGTCTGCTGCACGCGCAGCATCCACCGTCGCACGATACACAGCCTCCACCAGATCGGCAGACTTGCGTTTTGCTTTCGCTTCGTTCTGTTGCGCCCGCTTCAACGCGGCGCGAAGTTCACTGATCTCGCTGTCTTGTGCAGCCTCGTCACGCAATGACACGAACAATCTCCCCTCTACGGTATTGGGCTATCGCTGACGCCGAAATGTTGTGGCCGCGACGTTTCAACGCACGGCTGATAGCAGCCGACGAGATCGTCACATCATTCAACGCGTCAAGAAGTTCCTTACGATCCGTGTCATCCATTTGACTGATGCACTGAATCAGCAGTGGGGTTCGACCGGACACCATTCGGTCAGTCTTTAGTTCCTCTAGCAGGCTTCGTTTTTCTTTGCTCATGCTTGGCTCCCTCCACGATCTTCTCGATTTTGTGAACGATGTCCCACAGCGCATCTGCCTCGCTTCTACCCACCTGGGATTTGCGTAGCGCCCGCGCTATGAACTCAAGTTCTACGGTAGTAAGCCCCTTGGCCATTTGCAAGCACCCTTCTAGTTGGAGTGGTGCGACTCTATGTGGTCTGTCAACCTTTCGTCAACCTTGTCAAGCTTGCGTTCGTTTCTTTGGAGAGACTTGTAAATCAGGCTCATCATGCCGGTCACGACCTGATGATCTTCCCTGTTTTCTTTTCGGAACTTTTGGATGAAAGCCACGATTACTGCACCAACGGCTGAGACGACAGCGGCGAGAACTACCGCCCATCCCGCATCCATGTCACAGTTCCCTTCCGCAACATGAACACACCGACTTCACTTCTGTACCTTGTACAGACTTTGACTCTTTCCAAGCTTTGACAGCATCAGGGGTTTTGTCTCCTGCCACATACCTGAGATGCCACGGCTCCGACTGCACCTCCCACGAAAACCCGTACTTGTGGGCATTCGCCAACATCCATTCCAGTCTTTTACCAGAAGCGTTAGCGATGTCGACTGCGATCCCGAGGTTATGGTTTGAGGTACCTGGCACCGCCATCGGCGCAAGCTTCGGGGACTTCAGATACCAGGCGCGACCCTTGTAGACGCGGGGCTTTCTCTTGGCCTGCTTCTTGTTCGGCTTATCGGTGTACCGTTGAAAGAACCCGTACTCCTGCATCTCCAATGAACGATAGGTGTCAGCGGTTGACGTGGGAGAAAGGTCGATTCCGGCAGCGTTAGCAGCCTCATCCATTGCTTCGTATGCGTCGGCAGCGCAGTGATGCAACTTGCCTTTCTCAATGGTTTTCAACAGGTCAGCAGGCAAAGCACCTGGCTTCACGCCTCGCAGATGCGAGCAGAGTTCAACCTTGACGACAGGGAATGGCTTGCGCATTACGACTGCTTGCCGAAAGCCTCAGCGATCTCATCCTTCGTCAACACGCCATCAGACGCCCAAGCACGCAGCAGCGCCTCGGTGACCTTCGCTGCGGCGACGATACCTGCGATGGCGGCAGCCTTCCACAACTCGACATCCAGCACTGCGCCACCTGCTACAGCAGCCAAAGCTGACGAGCCGAACACTGCGATGATGCGAAGAATCAGGGTCTTGAGGGTTGCCATTAGTCGTCCTTTTGGGAGAGGGTTATTACTGCGTGTAGGACCAATGTTACACCAGTCAGCCAGATGGCTTGCCTGAGGGTAGGCCCGGTCAAAGTAATGAGAACCAGACCTGTACCTGCGTAAGTCCAACTGTTATCCCCCAAAAAGTTTAGGAAGCGTTTCATTTCCGTCTAATACTAGACGGTGGTGGTGTAAACATAATCAGGACTGCGGTTACCGCTACTACGGTGCGTCGCTGGGCGACACTGATCGTGGAACCGACTGGAACGTAGTCGTCGTACTCCCCTGAGAACACGTCCACTTTGGACTCAAAGTCCAACTTTTGCTCCAAACTCGCGTCAGAAGGGGGCTGTTCAACTACCTCTGTGTCTACCACGGGATCTGGTTCTGCGACGATCTGGGGGCTTCCTGACGCGTCTGGTGGCATCGTGGTGTCAGGGGTGGCGACAGTCGTGGTGGGGGCAACCGTTGTAGTTGGCGGTACAGTGGTCGACGATGTGGACGAAGTTGTCGGTGGCAGCGTTGTTGGGCTGGCAGTTGTGGAAGGCACAACTGTTGTTTCAGGAACAGTAGAAGATGCGGTTGTTTCTACCGGCGTTTGCGTATCTGGCGGTGGTGCTGTGGGTATGGTTGCGGCCACGGTCGAAGAGGTGGTGGTCGTAGATGTTGAAGAAGAAGAGGTGGTCGTAGATGTTGAACTTGTTTGCTGCACTGATGTTTCTGTCAGGGTTGTTTCTACTGCTGAGGACTCTGGGACAGGTGATGAGTCAACCCACTCAAGAGAATCCAGCAACCAAAGATCCTGGTCGGCAGGCAAAGAAAACGAAACAATAGCCAGCCCCTCGGGTGCCATCACCTGAACTATCGCCTCACAACACGACCCATCAACAGGGAACTCTTCGGTGGTTTCGTCGTCGTAAACAACAGTCAATGGGACGGTACCGTTTTTGGCTCCAGCGACGAACTGGAATCCTTGAACCGGAACAGGGAATCCGAACATGGTTGATCCCCCTGTGTTGAACAAGCACAGGGACGGGCCTTCAGTCCCATACTGATTACTGTATTCAGTACACCAGAAGGCACCTGACGCCAGCTGCACAGACAGATCGTAGGAGTCGTCATCAAAAGCCTCAAGGTAGGTGTCAGCGGAAGCTGGTGAGGATACGGCGAGGATTGCGGCTGGTAGGAAAACTAGCCAGCGGAGATTTCGAGCCACGCCATGTCGTCCTCCGACCAGTAGTAATCACCCTCAGGTCGAGGCACTGGTGCCTGCCAGTCATGGTTCTCATCCAATGTCCATGACGGGAACGGTTGCGGGGCGACGAACACGTCGGCGTCAGCGTCGTATGTAAAACCGATACCAGCGTACTGTTTGCG